TGTTTCTTCAGATGCTTCCATTGCTACTAAAGTTACTTTTGATGAACCAATTTATCTTCCACCTGGTAGAGAATATGCGATTGTAATTATTTCAGAAAATAGTGATCAATATGAGATGTGGACTGCGATTATGGGAGAAAAAACTGTAAATACTAAAGATCTTCCAGATGTTAATGCAGTAACTTACTCAAAGCAATTTGCGATGGGAAGTTTGTTCAAATCTCAAAATGGATCTATATGGACAGCAAATCAATATCAAGACCTTAAATTTAAACTTTATAAAGCACAATTTATTGAAAATCAACCAGGAACTGCATTTTTCTACAATCCAACATTAGATCAAAGTAATGGATATGTTCAAAGATTAGGAAATAATCCACTAACAACATTACCTAAAACTGGTTCATTGGGAATTACCACAACAACAAACTTAGCGTTAATCGCAGATTTAAGTAATGGTAGAAAAATTGTAGATGGATCAAAGAGTTATGTTTATGGATATGTTGTTGGGACTGGAAGTTCTGTAGCAACAGCAGTATTAACCACTGGTGGAAGTAATTATGTTACAGATACTAATGTAAGCACCTATAATATTACCGGAAATGGTTCTGGTCTTGTTTTAAGTATTACCGCCACTAATGGAACAATTACTGGAATAACAACTGTAAGTCCTGGAAATGGATATGCTGTAGGAGATGTTGTTGGTATTGTGACTTCTACGGTAGGAACCGGAACTTCGGTTCGTGGGCGTGATGCAAGAATTACAATTTCGGCAATTACAGGATTGGATACACTCTATTTGGGAAATATTCAGGGGGATACTTTTACAGTTGGTGCCGGATTAAGTTACTACAATAATTCTAATACAATAGTTTCTCTTGCAAGCACTATAATTAGATCTCCTTTTACACCTTCAACTAATCAATATTCTGGAAATTATTTAAGAGTAGAACATTTTGACCACGGAATGTATGGAAATACAAATAAACTTAGAATTTATAATGCAGAATCTAGTACCGCACCGGTTGTAATTATTTCACCAGTAACCTCAACATCAACTACTGTTGCCGTTGGAGATACTTCAAACTTTGGAACTTTTGAGGGAGTTTCTGTAAGTGCAATCAATCCTGGATATGTGAAAATTGGAAATGAAATAATTAGATATGAGACTATTGGTAGTGGATTCTTAGGAACTATTACCAGAGGTATTGATTCTACTATTTCGATTAATCATGATGTAAATAGTTTAATGTACAAGTATGAATTGAATGGCGTTTCATTACGCAGAATTAATAAGACTCACGACATTAGTGATCTAGATATCGGATTGGATGGATATTATTTGGAAATTGATAGAACCGCAAATGGAGCAAATAGAGGTACTGATGGATTTATTGATGGAAATGCTGCAAATGCACCACAACTGCAATTTACTTCAGAATCAACATTAGGTGGTTCTAAAGTTCTAGCAAGCGAAAATATTCTTTATAGTTCTATAGTACCAACATATGATCTCATTACTCCAGGATCTTCCACATCGGTTTCTGCTTTCATTAGATCGGTTTCCGGAACAAGTGTAAGTGGATCTGAGACTTCATTCTTGGATAATGGAATTGAACCAGTTCAGTTGAATGCATTGAATACTCTGAGAAGTGTGAGACTTGTATGTTCTAAAGAAAATGAAACCGAGTATCTTAGTAATTTACCAAATCAAAGAAATAAATCATTTACCACAGGAATAACCTTAAGTACAACTGATTCTAATTTATCACCTATAATATTCTTAGATACTGCATTTACTGAGTTTATTTCCAGTCGTTTGAATAGTCCAGTTTCTGATTATGCATTAGATGGAAGATCTAATTCCATATTAGATGATCCACACGCCGTGGTATATGTTTCAAGGGCAGTAAATCTAGTAAATCCTGCAACTTCTCTTAAAGTTATTTTATCTGCATATCGTCACGAATCTGCTGATTTTAGAGTTTTATACAGTTTATTCAGACCAGATTCTTCTGAAGTTGAACAATCATTTGAATTATTCCCAGGGTATGATAATCTTATATCTACACCATCAGGACTTTCGGTAGTTGATCCCTCTCTAAATAATGGAAAACCTGATTCTTTTGTGAGTTCCAGTTTAGATAATCAATTCAAAGAATATGAATTTACTGCCGATAATCTTGGGTTGTTTAATGGATATGTCATTAAAATCGTAATGTCCGGAACTAATCAGGCATATCCACCGAGAATCAAAGAACTTAGAACAATTGCAGTAAGATGATTAGAGTAAAGGGACACACGAATCTTTATAGAGATGAAAATAGTGGTGCTATCATTAATTGCGATTCTCTGGCATATAATCAATATCTCAATATAATTAATAATAGAGAATCTCAAAAAAAGGAATTGGATATGATTAAGCAAGATATTGATGAAATTAAATCTTTATTGAGAGAGTTGTTAAATGGATCCAAATAAAATTAAATTAGAAAGTGTAAGTAAATTATTCGAATACGAAAAGCAGTCTAGGTTTATTGATGAATTGAGTTTTGAAGAATTAAAAAATTTTTCAAAACTTTACTGCAAATTATATTTGAGACAGCAAGAAGTTTTAGCAACTATAAATAAGATGTAGATATAAAAAAAAATAGATGGCAGCAGTATATGTAAATAATTTAGTCATCAATTCTGGTACTGATTTTAGTCAATCCTTTACCTTAGAAGGATCTTATAATAATTCTCCATTAAATTTGACCGGTTATACAGTTACTGCTCAAATGAGAAAGTGGTCTGGGAGTTCTTCAGCAGTAACTTTTGAAACTTCAATTCAATCTCCATCTACTGATGGAAGAATATTAATATATTTGCCATATACAGACACAACAAATATCAAACCTGGAAGATATGTTTATGATGTCATAATTACTGATTCTTATGGAATAAAAAATAGAGTTATTGAAGGTATGGTTCTTGTAAGAGAAGGAGTAACTAAGTAATGTCTTACATTAACGAAAGAGTAGGTCAACAAAATTCGATTAAAGTTATAACTAGTGTTTCCGGATCTGCTGGTGGGATTGCTGTTCTTTCTGAAAATGTAATTGGAGGAATAGCATCAGTAACTTCACTTAATGTAAGTGGATTATCGACTTTTGTTGGAGTTGCAACTTTTAAGAATAATGTTTTTATTGAAGGAGATCTTTATGTTGGTGATGATTTAGTATTTGATGAATTCCGAGCAAGAAATGGCAACATAACGGGAATTCTTACGGTAGGACAGTCATTTTATTATCCTGCAGGGCAACCTTATGGTGTTGCATATTTTGATCCAAGTGACCAATTAGTTTCTACCGCTACTACTTCATCGGCAATATCAGAAACTAACTATATACTTACAACTGACAATTCAGGAATACCAACCTGGTCCAGTGTTATAGATGGAGGAACCTATTAGTGTCTAAACCAGCAAGTAGACAAGAACTCGTAGACTATTGTCTAAGACGCCTAGGTGCCCCTGTATTAGAGATTAACCTTGCCGACGATCAAATAGACGATTTGGTGGATGATGCCCTCCAGTACTTCCAGGAGAGGCACTTTGATGGTGTAGAAAGAATGTATTTAAAATATCAATTTACTCAAGATGATATTAATAGAGGAACCGCATCAAAAGGTAGTGGAGTTGGATTAGTAACTACAACAGGAACATCGACAAATATATCAGGTCTTGGAACAATTACTTCTAATTTTTATGAAACATCCAATTTTATTCAGGTCCCGGATTCTGTAATTGGAATAGAAAAAGTTTTTAAATTTGATGCTAGTTCCATCTCTAGGGGTATGTTTAGTATTAAGTATCAACTATTCTTAAATGACTTATATTATTTCAATTCAATTGATTTATTACAATATTCGATGGTAAAAAGTTACCTTGAGGATATTGATTTTCTTTTGAGTACTGATAAGCAGATAAGATTTAATAAAAGACAGAATAGAATGTATTTGGATATTGACTGGGGATCTCAGCAAGTTGGAACCTTCCTAATAATTGATTGCTATAGAATTTTAGATCCAAATACCTTCACTGATGTTTATAATGATAGTTTTTTAAAGAGATATCTAACTTCACTTATGAAGAAGCAGTGGGGGCAGAATTTAATTAAATTTAGAGGAGTTAAATTGCCAGGTGGAATTGAACTAAATGGCAGAGAACTATATGAAGATGCTGAAAGGGAGTTGGAAGATATAAAACAGAGAATGGTACTCGAATATGAACTACCACCTTACGATTTTATTGGATAATAATGGCACTAAATCCCTTCTTTCTTCAAGGTTCACCAAATGAGCAAAGACTTGTTCAGGAGTTAATCAACGAACAGTTGAGAATTTATGGTGTGGAAGTAATTTATATTCCCCGAAAATTTGTGAGAAGAGAAACTATACTTAGAGAGGTTTCTTCATCCAAATTTGATGATAATTTTGCACTAGAAGCATACATAAGCAATTATGAAGGATATAGTGGGCAAGGAGATATTTTAACTAAGTTTGGTATGAGTTTAAAGGATGATTTAAGTTTAATTATTTCTAAGGAAAGATACGAAGACTTTATTGCTCCATTTTTAGAAACAGAGAATGATGAAGAAATTGTTTTATCATCAAGACCTAAAGAAGGAGATTTAATATACTTTCCACTAGGTCAAAGGTTATTTGAGGTTAAATTTGTAGAGCACGAACAACCATTCTATCAATTAGGTAAATTATATGTTTACGAACTAAAATGTGAATTGTTTGAGTATGAGGATGAAGTTATTGACACATCTATCGATGAAATTGATACTCAAATTGAAGATGAAGGATATATAACAACACTAAGTTTAATTGGGATTGGAAGAACTGCAACAGCATTATCAACAATTGGGACTGGTTATATTAGACAAATAACCTTGAATAATGATGGATATGGATATACTTC